ATATATTTCGGAGTGTTGGTGGACAGCTTGCCCCCAGCCACATCAATGATTCCCTGGAGACTGTTCACAAATATCTGAACCCCACCGCTAGTTGCTACTGCCGTAATACCAGTGCCCTGATCATCGTCCGGCGTGATCAGCATCAATGCGGAGGTCGAAAAATCAGCGATAGCCGTATAGTGTGGCAGTTTGTCTACTGCGGTTGCACCGGTGCATTGACCATTAATGGCTTCTGCTAAAGCAACGGCTCCGCTCTTAGCGGATGCCCCTGCCGTGCTGATATGATACGATTTCCCGTTCAAGGTAAGATTGACCGTTGTTGCTAAATTCGTGGCAACCTTGCAAACAAGTTGAACAGCACCTCTCAAGGTTAGTGCGGTAGCCGCCCCAAGAGTCATGGTCGCGCCGGTGATAACACTTCCTGCAGCAGTAGCGGCGGTTGATTCCATTACTGAAAAATCCCAGTTTGCAGCGGCGGTTGCAGTCACTTCGGTAGCCCCCGCCGTGCCGCCTTTTACAAAACAACGTATGGAAAAATCGCCGCCATTATGTCTGGCCTTTTGGATCAGAGAAGTAGATCCAGCGGTTGCTGAAACTCCGAGTAGCGGTACGATTCTTATTTTTTCGCTTGGATAACTCATTATAATACCTCCTGTTATTTTAAATTATTCCAAAACTACAAACGGCGATACGGTATTGCTGGTAGAACCTTCAAGCCCAATTGCTTCTGTCAACCACGGATGAGCATCGACATTCCACACTATTTTGAAGACAACTTTGTTTGAAGTGAAATATACATGCTCACTTGAAGCAGCAGCAGGACCGGAACCGTCTTTAATGAGATAATAAGACAAGTTTACAAGTGAAAGGTCGCCTTTCGTACCAAGAGCCGGAAGTCTGTCTGCAAATACAACCGGTATGCCAAGCAATGTGCTTGGAAGCGGACCAGCTGCAACATTACTCGGACCCTGACCGCCAAGCCAAACCGAATTAGAACCGGCATCAACCATCGCAGTCAGCTGCGGAATAATAGTCTGAGAAGCAAGCCATACATAAGAACCACCTCTCATCAGCATCCGGGCAAGCATGTTGTAACAATCAGCAAAAGCCACCTGACTTGCCGTAGCTCTTGAATAGGAAATGGCGGCAGCGCAATTAATAAAGCCTAACGCCTTATTAACACCGTCACCTCTCATAAAGTCGTAATCTTCCTGCCCCATCATGGCTTGAGAAAGTTGGCGGGTAACAAAAGACCCCGCAGCATCCCAGTTGTTCAGAAGTTTATTAGTAACCACGATGTAAGCGGATATCTCTTTGGGTTCTAAAGAAACCTCGCGCAGTTTTGCTGTGGTTTCGGTCATGGTCACACCCTCACCGGTATGCACCACAGTTACCCCGCCATAAATATTCTGCGCCGAAGTCTGGTCAAGCGCTGGAAATGTTAGTTTCGCATCCGGGGGGGTTCCTGCGGGGATAACCGCAGCCCTCGGCCTTACGATAGATTCCTGCGCCTGTACCTGTCGAATAGTAGCGTCAAACTGTTCCGGCAAAGCATACCCACCCGTTGCGCCGGTTCCCATAGTCTGCTCACGTTTCTCCATGAGTATGTCAAGTCGTGGATCTCTCCGTCCGTCTTGCTTAAATTTGGCAATGGCATGAAGGAACTCACCGGTATTCCTAAACTCTTTTTCAGGGTCAACATCGGCAATTTCTGGATTAGGAACCTTGATAACCGTCCGAGCGTTCTTGGCTTCTGCCTCTTTTTCCGCGAGTTTTGTCCTGCGGTTAAGATCAGCTTCAGCGTCAAGAATGTCTCTTTCAAGACCTTCAATGTCATCGTTCAGTTTATTGTACTCGACATTTTCCTCATCAGTGAATTTCCGATTTTCCTCATCGATCTTGTCGAGCATTGAACGCTGTTGCTTAATCAGTTCAAACTTCTGATTTTTCATTTCAATAATTTTGTCCATCTTACAACCTCCTTGATTGAAAGTGTCTTTTCAAAGACATTAGTGAATCCGGTTCTGGCACATATTCAAATACCGGTTCTTCATTTTCTTTTTTCCATGCTTCGTGTGACCGTATTGCAATATCAGTTCCGTCATATGCAGGGTAAGTCACGGGGGAAACATCAAATAAACGAACCTTTTTTATTTTTCGCAAATCAAGTTCTTTTTTCTCGCCCCTGATCCATTCCTCCTCAAGCACTTGAAATGCGAAAGACATTTGAGAAATATCCCCACGCTCTATTGATACTGCCAAATCTCGCGCAAATTGAGTGTCAGGTGGTGTAATGTCCACCTTTAACCCCTTTTCATCTTCTTTCATTCTTAAAGTTCCGGCAATATTCCTACCAAGAACATAATTCTCGTCATGGTTGAACAATGCCCGAACATCGTCTTTTTTTATACTTGCCTTAAATGATCCGGGTTCTATTTGTTCCCGAAACCACCCCCCTATCTCCGCAGGCTCGTTAAATACAGCAGCATGACCGGTCATTTTGCGTTCTTCAGTTTCATCAATTTCAAATGAAAATGATCGTGTCTCTTTAGTCATTGTTATCATCCTCTTTTTCTAGTTCTGGTAAAATTGGCTCAGGTGTTTCCTCACCAAGCTCTTTAAAATTCATGGGTTGCAGATAAATTTTCCCTTTTCCGTCTGGTATGGGTGATTCATCTTCTAAAGCTCTTATTTCATCAGCATTTTTCCAACCACCCTCTCTCGCAATTCGATAACCTTCCATACGACTTTTAAAATCACCCCTTAAAAGAGAATTGAGATTAAATTTAACGTAATACCCATCATCTCGTTCTTTCTCAGTTAGCAATGACCTGTTCGCGGACTGCTCTAACCTTGAAACAATAGGTGCAATGGTATGGACAACAAAAGACAACATGAATTGTTCGGCGCTGGCATAAGTGGAAGTTTTATCGGGTTCTTGAAGCAGAATAAGTGGAATATGAAACCATCGGGCAATATCCCTGACCTGTGCGCCGCTTATCTCAAGATATTGAGCATCAACATTAGATACGCCTATATTTTGCCAATCCATACCCTCCTCAAGGATAAGCGTTTCATGTCGGCGTGAACTTGCGTATTCCTTCAAAGATTCTTTTAGGTTCGCCCTTGCCAAATCATTCAGCGCGGACGGATGTTTTAAGACATTGCCAGGAACAGCCTTATTCCCGAAAAACTCTGCTGAAAAATCTCTTAGAGCCATAGAAAGTCCCATTGACTCGCGCGCGTATGATACCGTTGATAACCCTGTAAGACCGTCCTTTGAGAATCCTTTGACATGCCAGATCATGCCAGAAGGGAAATAATGAGTTTTAAGCGGAAACCTTTCATCACTGCTAGGAGTGTATTGATACCAAATCTCATTCCCTGACCGTAAAACTTGCATACCCTGAGGGTTGAGAGGCCATATTCCTATAATCTGACCAGCCCCGTTGTATTCTTTGAGGTTGTACCAGTTACCCCTCAGTTTAAGATGACCGATACCCATTTCTCTTGCTTCGTAAGATGTCTGTTCTATGTTGAAGTTGTCGTGAAGTATCGGGAAAAGATAATGGTCATCGGCAATAGAATTGCCGCCGTCCGGCAGTCGCTTATTGATCGTCATCGGGAGGGATGCGATGGTTTGGGAAAGGATTGTCACACAGGCATAGACAGTGGATATTTTTAATGCTGTGTCAGGGGTGATAGCAACGCCGGATTTGGTGGCAAAGTTGGTAGTCTCAAGCAAAGTGTTCATCCCCATGTTTGGGTCATTGACCCCACCTGATCTGGTTTCAATGGAACTTATTAGACCCATTTCGTAAGTCCTTTTATGACAATAATCGAGCCAATAACAATCATGGCAATAGAGAAATCGAATTTGTAAGTAAGTCCTGCGAAAAGAAAGACGAGACCCGTAAACACAAAAACATCGCGAGCATCAAAGAACGCAATTATCTTGTTAGTAATCTTTTTCACCGCATAATTATAAAAACGAGAAGTAAAGGGGAGTCAAAGAAAATACAGAAAATCCAGAAATTTAAGAAA